CACTCCAACAACAAATGTGTGCGAGTTCATGCAATAACGTAAGTTTATTCCTACTCCAACAAGGCAAAGTAATCGTGGAACAATGGGCTTCAGCGTACCTTCTTCTGTATCCGGGGCGTAGTTTTAGGCCGCCACGCTTATCACCGAGGTGAAGATACAGCAGCCTTTTCCTTCGGTGTTCCTGCGGGTCAGCACGCCCCGCTTTGTCCCAGTTTCCCGCTAAATACTCATAAGTTTGTGGAAATCGCTTGACAAACTTCTTGTTTGTGATAGTTTCTGCCAGAAAACGCCAACATTCTAGCAGCGAAAGTTCATCAAAGTCATCAAGTATCTCCCATTCGGAGCGATACAACCAAGTTCTTTGATAATCCCGTTCGCAGTTCATACTTCTAGTGTACGGTCAGAACGTCCCGCAGCAATGAGAAAACCCCGCCATTTCTGACGGGGTTCTCCGGTTCTTTTTCTATTTTACTCGTTGTTGAGTGCTTTGCTTTCCTGCTTCATGAGTGCAACTATCGCATTTGCTTCTTCTCTGTCGTTCACCATTGTGGCGAGTAGCGAAGCGTATGACGTTGTGCGGAGTTCGTCTAGCGAGTCCAGTAGTTCGTAGTCATCGGGTTTGATACCATCATCTACTGCCTCATCGTGGAGAGCCTTTAGACCTTCCTCAATCATGTTGACGGCTTCTAAGACTAGATAGAACCTATCTCCGAGGGAGAGAGGGGTCGCATCTGCTCTGGAAGCCATCAGAACCATTCCTGACGGTTCTGCTTCCGGCACGCCTCACGGCTAGCCTTCTTGCGTCGGTCTGCGAACGTAGTAGCACGCAGGCGACGACCTTCAGCCATCTCTGCGACACTACGCTCCCAGTTCATCCGAGCCAGCGCCTTACGCTGGTCTGCTTCGGTGAACTCTACTTTTATCTTACGTTTAGCCATCTCTGGCTCCTTCTCTAGTTGGTTTAGTTAGTGTACCTCATCGGGTACGACACCGATACTACCATCATCGGGAACCAACCGCAACCCCATCGGCAAGATTTCTTCTAATGTTACAGTTTTATGAAGATGAAGTTTTGAGTGTTGCACTCTGTCTCAATCGGTGGTAAGAATGGAGACATGAACAAAACACAACTCATCAACCAACGAGTAACCGAAGCACTAGCCAACGGCGAGCGCACTATCCGAGAGCGTGACACCTACCTTCAGCACCTACTCCGTGAGCACCCGAACGTCTGCCGACAGACGCACCGCTACACCGATACCTACATTCTCCACGCTGAGCCTTGCGGGTGTGAAGCCGACACCGCCACCGCACCTATGCGAGTAGAAGAAGCCACATGCTGTTTCACCACTCAGCCCGTCGGTAGCGAGTGCTACCTATGCGGAGAAGAAATCTGAAATAATCTTTCGGCAGGGGTTGTGAATGTCACACCCTTGCTGTAAGATGTAATCATCATCAAATAACAGACCTAAGGAGGGTCAGATGAACACCAACACCGAAACCATCAACATCAACACCGACAAGGTGAACGAGATGACGGCACGGCGAGTCATTGAGGCTCGTGCTCTGCTCGCAGAGGCTAAGGCTGAGGCAGAGAAGGCTGAGGAAGCCTTCCGTGCTCTCAACACCGATGCGGTCATTCTGGAAGATGGCACGAAGGTCGCCATCGTTGAGCAGAACCGTCGCACCATCGACCAAGAGGGTGCTCGTGAGGCTCTGCCAGAGGGTCAGCATCAGCGACTCAGCAAGCGAGTCGTTCAGCAGGCTCTCGTAGACGAGGCCGTGAGCGCAGGGTGGCTGAAGCAAGCCATCGTGGACAAGTTCACGAAGGTGGCTAACGTGAAGGCCGTGAAGGTCACTCAGCCGAAGCGATGAGGCATCGGGGAGGCTCCGATTTGACAGGAGCCTCCCCCATATGCTAGTTTTACTAATACCAACCACAACGACCCTGAGGAGGGCATCATGGATACCTACACCGACCACTACGACATTGACACCGAGGGCTACGACCCTGAGGACTTTGACATCGACTACGACGACCTAGCGGAGATGGCTGAGGACTACGGCTTTGGTGCCTACGTTACTCAGCGTGCCGATGACTACGGCTACGACGCAGACAACCCCAACTACAACTGATAGGAGACACATTATGCCTAACTGGTGCGAGAACCACATTACGATTGAGGGCGACTACGGTAGGCTCTCCAACATCGACTTCATCATGAAGTCAGAGGGCTACGAACGTAGCGCAGACAGCGACCCTGAGATGGGTCAGCCTATGCGACTCGTTCCCATGCCCGAGGTACTACAGGGGACTCGTGCGCCTGCCCCTACCGGCGAATACGACCCCGAGGGGCGTTGGCAGGCTCTCGTAGACGACCCTGCTAACGAGCGTTGGACTCCCGAGCATTACGAGGAGGACAAGGCCGAGCATTACGCTCTCATCGAACGTGCCGAACGTGCGAAGGCCGAGACCGGCTATGCCGACTGGTACTCGTGGGCAAACAACGAGTGGGGCACGAAGTGGAGCATGGATGTCGTTAGTTACACCTACGACGTAGACCGTGACCCCGAGGCCATCCACATTAGTGGCAACACGGCATGGGCACCGCCTATCGCTCTACTGGAAAAGGTTAGCCAGAAGTTCGGGGTGAAGGTCAGCCTGACCTACTTTGAGGGAGGTATGGACTTTATCGGGGCAAGCGTCATCATCGACGGTGTGACCTACGATAGTTCCGGTTCGTTTAGCGACCATCTGCCCGAGGACTTTGACTGGGACAACGACGACGCATGGGAAATCCAAGATGACGTTCGTGACCGGCTCATCGACTACCACGAACGCATCGCTGCTATGCAGGGGGCGTTAGTAGACTTCTAATACATCCCTATGGTGTCCCTACGGAGGGGGGAGGACTTGACAGTCCTCTCCCTTTTGTGGGATAATGCAATAATCAACCAACCGAGAGGAGCAACATGAATACCGACGACAACAACCAATACAAGTCCATCGAAGTGGGAAACCAAACCGTCATCATGGATGAGACACAAGCCTTCCTATTTCTCCACGCTATGAGGCAAGAGTTCGGATGGGCAGGCACCATGTTCAGCGAGGACGACGTTAGAGAAAGTATCAAACAGCGTCGTGACGCAGACGGTAAAGAGCCGTACATCCCTGAAGAAATGGATGAGGCTGTCTATGCTGTCATGAACAGCGGTGGCTGGAACAGGTGGATGGAAGAATGGATGTGCGAGCAGGGCTGGGAGTGCCTAAACTCAATCATCTGGGATGAAGTGGAATATCCCGAGGAACAGGAGGACAACTGACATGGCACGCTACCGACAGACAATGACTTTCACCATCGACGTTGTGGCTGACAGCCCTGAAGAAGCAACCGAGATTGCTCAAGAGGAATACGAGAAGTGGGATTCTGTTCTTTGGTGGATTCCCGACACCACCGTTGTTGTCCCTGAGGATGACGACGACTACTGCCCCATCAACGTATGGGAGGACAACTGACATGAAGCAGTATCTGCGGTTCACCGATTACGACGGCAGGGACGACGGTTCCCTGCTTGTCGTTGGATGGGATGAAGGAGGAGACCCCTTTTACGTCGAACAATCAGAAGCCATGCCTATGTTTTCTGCTAAAGCCGACGATGAGGACGGCTACTGGACTGTCATCAGCGAGAAGTTAGGACGCATCACGTTCCAATCCATTGACATTGAGGAGGACGACTGACATGAGCAAATACACCATCCTCGTCTTAGATGAGATTTACACACACAAACTGGTCGAAGCCGACAGCGAGGAAGCCATTTACGTTGGTGACTACGAAGTCATTGACGAGTGGGATGGTAATACTGGAGAGTGCGACCAAGTAATCCACATAGAGCAGAACATGGACAACTGAGGAAAGGGGGTGAAAATGGAACTAACAAGAGATAACTTTGTACGAGAAATCGGATGGGTACTTTACAGCAATCGTAAAACCCTTCCCGAATCGGTAGACATTGAGGCCGAGGAACCCTTAGCCGAGATACCTACCGACGTTCTACAAGTCCTAACAGACGACTGGAACGACCCCGATGAGAAGCACTTTGCTGCCGACATCGCATCGCACTACAACTGGACTATGTTCTGTATCCTAGAAGATACTTACGAACTAGACCAAGCCTGAGTTGCATTATCCTTACCCGTTTGCCCGTCACTTCTGGTGGCGGGCTTTTCTATTTGGAACTGTGGTATTGACGGAGTACCCGACTCGCAATAAGATAATAGTATGCTTTATTTGAGTATCATCTTTCCCATCATCACTTTGATTGTTCTTACTTACATCAAGAACAGGTAGGGTCGGAACGTCCCGGCTGCTTTGCTGCTATGCGGGGCTGGCTTACCCTTGCCACCGAAGCGGGGCTGTCCGGCAGCGGCTGCGAACTTTTCTGAAAATCCGGCGCTTTTGTGAAGAGTTGTTTTTGTAAAATGTTACGATTGTGTTACGGGGTTGTGGTTGCTGGTGGATACTGATAGGGTTATCACCCTCAACAACAAACCTTATCTACGATTTGACAGGTGTCACAGGGATGTGGTAAGGTTGAGAAACAACCCACCGACCAAGGAGGTCACCACAATGGAAAAAATCATCGGATACTGCGGAGTAGATAGCGGGCAGATTCTGCTCATCGACCCGTGCTACGTCTGGAGCGACCACTTCATCCCCGGCGGTGAGCCGACTGGCGGTAACTACGATGCCGCCTGCCGTATCACGCTAGGCGACAACGGCGCTGGCGAGGTCGCTGGCGGAGTGGTCACTAGCACCGCCTACGGTGACGGCTGCTACCCCGTCACGGCGACCTACAGCGGGAACCGTATCGTCAGCATCACCATCGACTTCGATCCTCAGGAGGACGAGGACGACGAGTGCTGGAACTGTGGCGAGTCCACCCGCTGGTGCAACGGCGAATGCCAAGATTCCGAAGAAATCTGAAACAAAACTTGACAGGCGTAGGAAACCTGTGATAAAGTTACATCAGTAACAACAACCGACCAAGGAGGTCACACAAAATGGGCTACATGCTCTCCACCAACAAGCAGTACGAGAACGGAGTCTCCGCAATGGATGCGGCTCTGGACAACAACGCACTGTTCACACCCAAGAAGGTAGGCACCATCCTTCCTAACAAGACGGAAGATAAGGACACCTTCACCATCTACCGTGAGTACGCAGACGGTACTCAGGCTGTGCTGAAGGCTGGCGCTGGTGCCAACTACTACAGCGGCTCATACGAGTCGATTCTGAACACTGCTGAGGCGATGTTTCCCGAGTCAGTCACTGGCATGAAAACGTGGCACCACGGTTCCATCCTCGTGTTCACTCAGGACATTGACGAGCCTTACACGTTTGCTGACGGTGACAGCCTCACCCGTTCAATCATGTACACGGCAAGCATGAACAGCACGTTCAGCACTCGTGCCATCGGATTCACCTTCCGACCCTTCTGCACCAATCAGGAAGGTCTGGGCGAACTCCAGATGTCTCAGAAGCGGTCAAAGAACCACGACGAGATGCTGTTCAGCAAGGCTCAGATTATGGCAGAGGCGGCGAATCGCTTCCAAGCATTTATCACTAACGCCACAATGCTGAAGGGGCTTCAGATGACCAACAGTCTCCGCAACCGGATTCTGGACGAGGTAGCACCTCTCATCACCGACCCCGATGCCAACCAGAAGGCTGTAAACTTCGCTGAGAAGCGCCGTGACGGCATCATGTACTTCTACGGCGAGGAAGTGGAGAAGTTCGGTGAGAACGCCTTCAGCCTCTACCAAGCAGTGCAGTCTTACGAGTACCACCTCGGTACCAAGGGTAAGGCTCAGGAAATGAAGCAGACCAAGGTCGTCACCGACCCTCAGGATGCTCAGACCCTGACCCTGACGGCACGTGAGATGCTTCTCGCCGCCGTCTGATTTGACACCATCCTGAGCATGATGATAAACTGCTCATCTCAACCAACTAACCAAAGGAGTAAACATGAAAGTCTATCCCGCAGATCAAACCACATTCATCGTTCACGGAGGCACGGGAACTATCCTGAAGGCCGACGAGTGTGTTCTAGTCAACACAGACGATACCGCTATCTGGCCTGAAGATCACGAACTGGTCGAAACGGCAGTGTTCAATAACGACACTCTAGATAATCTTCACGTCGTAGTCGTGGGTAACGTGTTCGACGGCATTCGTATTGTCGGACCTTTCCTGTCATGGGATGACGCCGCACAGTGGGCCGAACTCAACGCCGACCGTGAGTGGTGGGTTACCGGTATCCACTCCGTAGATGATCGCCTCGCCTATCAGACGGTGGGTGTGTGATGCTGACTGAGAAGGTTTACCTAAACGTTCACACTGGCCACGGTGACTTATGGCGAGGAGACATTGACCTAGGTGACGGAGTAACGCTCAACGTCACCATTACCCAAGAGGGGATCATCATGGACCACTACGTAGGAGAGATTGGCGAAGTCGTTAGTACTGTCGGCATGACCTTCGATGAGTGGATTGATTGGATGCGCTGGGACCGAGTTAACTCAGAAGCAGACGCTATCCGGTCTTACATCAGCGAAAACTTTAACCAAGAGTTAGAGGGCCAGTTGAGTCTGACTGATGACTTCTAATACACCTCTATGGTGTCCCTAGCGCACGCATCAAAAGAAATACTTGACAGCCCACATCCACATGCACTATAATGTGGAACACCAACCCAACAACCACAAGGAGGCCCATCATGGGAGACAGAGCAACCATCCGAATCAAGCAAGAAGGAAGCGACACCGCCATCCACTTCTACACCCACTGGCGAGGCAGTGAAGTGAACACCGTCGTATCCGATGCCCTACAGCGAGCAGACAGCGAAGGTCGAATCACCGACGACGCCTACTGTGCCCGCATCATTTTCGACACTCTCACCGAACTGGAAGGCGGTAGCACTGGCTACGGCATCATCATCGGTGACGACTGCCGACCCTTTGACATCAGCCATGACAGCCCTAGCATCGTCTGGACCGGATGGGGCAAGGAGCCTATCGTCGGCTTCATGGATATTGATGAAAACATGACCCATCACATGCCTTGGCGAGATTGGGTCAATCTAAATGCCGCTTTGAACTTGACAAGCGTCTGACCATCTGCTAAACTTACGAACGTAATCAACCACTACCGAAAGGGAACCAACCATGACAACCGCAACCCAAACCGAAACAAACTGCTGGGACACCTTCAATCAGGTCCTAGCCGCAGGCGTAGACCGAATCGTACTCTACGGCCCACCCGGAACCGGTAAGACCTTCACGTCACTGCACGTGAACAAGCGGCCCGGACAGGAATCACACCGACTCACCTGCACCGACGACATGACCAACATGGAAGTCATCGGCGGCTTTCTCCCTAGCGGGAGCGGCTTCGACTACATTGAAGGTGCGGCCATTAAGGCACGTCGTTCAGGTGGCCGACTCGTTATTGACGAGATTGACAAGGCAGGTGGCGACGTGTTCGCTACCCTTCTCAACATGACGGACTCTTCGGAGTCTGCCGAGTGGGAGCATCCCGTTACCGGCGAAAAGACATACCCTTCTCCGGGCTACACGGTCATCATGACGACCAACGTGGAACAGGTGGGAGAACTCCCAGAGGCTCTTACTGACCGGTTCCCAGTTCGCATCCGAATCGACCGTCCGCACCCTGACGCTCTTCTGACGTTGCCTCCACACTGGAGGAACTACGCAGACCGTATGGCCGACGCAGGCACCGAGCGTATGTCGCTCCGTCTGTTCCAATCCATGCACAAACTGTCTAACCAGATGGGCGAGGAAAAGGCTGCACAACTTATTCTCGGACCACGTGCCGACGCTTTCTTGGAAGCCATCAAGATTGACCGCTTCCAGATGGCTGACTGACCGTGCCAGTCCGGTGAGGTTGAGCAGAGTGGTGCTGCTCCCTCACCCACACAGAGGGGAGGGAGGATTGGTTGGCCTCCCTCCCCTCGCTTTCGATTTGACAGCAACCAACCATCTATGCTAAAATGATGTCATCATCTAGAGAGGAGATTGATATGACGATTATTGACGAAGTACACAACAGAAACAGGCCGATGCCTGAACTGTTTACCCGCAAGGATATCCGCAACACAGGCGGATGGGATGTGGGTAATGTTCGTGCGGTGCGAGGCGAACCCTACATCACTGTAGGTGGGCGCATCATGCGGGTCCCACTTGACGACTCGCAACTTGCCAAGGCAATCCGGGCACACGAACAAATTCACGTTAAAGTTTCTCCGCAGGACCTGAACGACTACATCAACGAGGTGACAGGCGAACAGGCTATCCGTGCGGCAGAGGAAGCACGTGTTAACTACATTGCCTCACAACTAGGCTTCCCTATGAAGGCCATGGAGACCGGTTCAGAGAAGTTTGACGGTGAGATGCTGGCCACTCAGGGCGCTTGGGAAGCGGCAGTGTTCGCAGTAGCGGCGGCAGTCCACACGGGCAGTCTTAACCCACTGCTGGTAGGTATCCGACGTATTGACCCAGTGTGGGCCGACTCTTTGCGCAACATCGCCAAGGAAATCGTCGCATTCCAAAACAAGCAAATCCGTGAAATCAAGCGACGCTTGTACGGAGTCAACAACACCGACCAGAGTCATGCACTGTCTGTTTACGGCAACACTGCTCCGAACCATAACTCGCAGACCATCGTGGGTATGAACTTCACCATCGAACTGGCCATGCTTCTAGAGTCCATTGCGGCCCTACCTGCACCCACACAGGTTCAGGAACAGGATGACGTGGCAGAAGATGACGCCGATGCAGACGAGGCCGACGAGGCCGACGACACCGAGGACTCAGATGACGCTGAGGCTTCGGGCAACGGCCCCGGAGGTGCCGCCAAACTCGGAGACGACGAAGAGCCGGAGGACCTTCAGGAGAAGAAAGATAAGACAATTAATCGCAAGGACCTTCAGAAGCGAGCCAAAGAGATTCTAAACGGACGCATCGGACACCAAGGTGTAGGTGACTGGCTAGAACTCAACGTGAAGCGTATGCCTATGAGCATCACCGTTCCCGGTGCCATCGGACGTAAGCGTGTTGCCACCAACATGGGGCGCAACCCTCGCCGTATGCACAGGCTCATCACAGACCCTGAGAAGCGCATCTTCGACAAGTATGTGAAGGCCAGCGGCGGTGTGATTCTAATCGACTGCTCAGGCTCCATGTCACTCTCCAAAGAGGATGTCCGTGAACTCATGGTGGCCGCTCCCGGATGCACAGTACTTGCCTACTCGGCGCACTGGAGGAGTTACGAGCCAAACTGCTACATTCTCGGTGAGAAGGGCAAAATCTGTGACGAACTTCCCAAGATGGGCGGCGGCAACGGCAACGACATGCCAGCCATCCAGTACGCAGTGAAGCAACGGCAGAACGCCAAGGCTCCAGTCGTTTGGGTCACCGACGGCATGGTCTACCGCCCACGGGGCGCAGGCCAGTTTGACGAAATCGAATGCGCCAAGTTTGCGCAGAAGAACAGGGTCCACATGGAATTCTCTCCGCAGGGAGCAATCGAATACCTGAACGGACTCAAGAGGGGCAACGCATACAAGCCTAATATCCTGCCTCGTTGGAAGGAGTTGATTGGGCAGACGGCTTGATGCCTCTCATAATCAGGAAAGGCCGGGGGAAATCCTCTCATCCCCCGGCCCTTCCGTCGTTCTGAACGGCTAACCCCGACGAAAACCGTTCAATGAATATATTAACTCAACAATTACAGTTTGAAAGGAGGAACAGTGGAAGACCTCAACTTATTCGGTCATAAAGAAGTCAATGGTGTCCCTACGGACAGCATCCAAGAACTCTTCGACTTCTGGAAAGAAACATTCGGCAAGCGATCAACAACAGTATTAGACGACGCACGAAGCAAGAAACTCTCAGCAGCAATCAAAGCATACGGTGCAGACACATGTCGCAAAGCAATCATCGGCTGTTCCTTATCCGACTGGCACAACGGGCGGAACCCCGGCAACAAGAAATACCACGACCTAACTCTCATCTTTCGCAACGCCGACAAGGTAGAAATGTTCGTGGAACTATACGAGCAGGAAAACCACGGACAAAAGGAGATGGACGAATGGCTAAATACATGACCTACAACCTACTGATGCACTACTACTACCAGATCAAAGCATGGCTGATCCCTGACGACTTCTGTCTAGTAGACATGGAAGACAACTTCGTGCTCTCAATGGGAACCTTTAAACAAATGGAACTGATAATGGAACAGTCCTACGGCGGAACGTTCGGCATCATCAGGCTGCTTGAACTCCCAGACGGCTGCGACGCTACAGCAGTGGAGCCATTCTAATGGACCCTAACGTTACACGCCCCACAGAACTCAGCGTCCCCGATGAACTTACTGCTCTCCTCACGGTACTCGCAGGGCCACGGCTCGCCGCACGGCCCGATCATCTTGCTGCCATCAACGTATGTACGCAACACATCAGAGACCGTCGGGATTGGAACGACAGCGGGCGGAGGGTTAGGAATGCCAATGGTGTCCCTAGCACGCATAGCGAGAACGTGAGCACAGTACTGTGACACCGACATACCCTCTTCTTCCGCCGCCTCAGCAACCAACTCTTTCACCCAAGCAGGCATCGAAATATGAATCGACACTTGCTTATTCGGATCGCTCATCCAAATCTTCCAACTGCTCAACACCTGCTTCCTTCATCGCCATCATCAACAGCAACTCAGTCATAGAAATGCCATACCCATCAGCAATATCTAAAAGCAAATTCTTTAAACGGGGATCAACTTTGAACGACATGCCCACGGAAGCAACAGATAAATCTGCTCTCTTCGGTGGACGCCCCGGCCCGTTGATATCAAACACATCACTCATATTTATATAATACCATCTTCCTCAATAAACATCCAATGGTGTACCTAGCGGGAGGGTGCGGCGCTGGTTGCTGCAACCATTCTTATAAAATGGTGGTCTCGGGTTCAATTCCCGACTCCCGTACCAAACTTTGTGACCGCTTTCACTAACAACCGGGTTGCTATCCAAACAGCCCCTAGTTATACTAACAGTGTACTAAGGAGGTGAAACACACAAATGACTAAACTTAAACAACTCGTAGCACAACGACGCCACCGCAAAGAGTACTACTACAACGGAGTCTGGGTGCCGCAAGACAGACGGCAATGGACAGACGAGACGGAACGAGAAATCCTCAAGTCTGCCTCCCACTGGCGGTAAAACAAAAACAACAAAATAAAACAAAGAAAAGGGACCCTAGCAGCAAAGCCGGGGTCCCTTTCCCATTTACCCAGAAACACACTAGAGGGTCAACCAGCCCCGCCCCCGCTGGTCCACACCGCCAAACCAGCCGGGACGCACCAACCCCCAACCGAAGCCGGGGCTAGCCCACCCAATAAATGAACCCCCAATGGTGTTCCTATGGCGTCCCTAACGAATCTTCGTACCGCAATCCAAACAGAACTCAGACCAAGGATACGACTGCCGCTTCTCCAAAGGGTGAGTACAGGTGAAAATCTCACGCCACCTGTTATCCGCCATCTGCCGAAGCCACTCAGAAACAGACAAACCATCAGCCTCCGCAGCATTCTGCCACTGTTCCCGCTGCGACTCAGAAACACGAATAAGCACCTGCTTATCACGCACCTCATCCGCAACCTCAACAGAATCATCAGCAAGAGCCGAATCAACAGCCTCAGCAGCCTTAGACTTCTTCACCTCATCCGACAAAAAAGTTTGTTTAAAATAATCACTAGACATCTCTGTCCTCACTTTCATCAATAACCTCAGCCTCAACAACCTCGGAACCACCAACACTATCCAAAATATTATTCACAACACCCGCATCCAACACACCCGACGAAGCCATCAACTCCAACAAAGCCAAAGACTCCCCACGAGCATCACCCCTATCAACAACCACCTCACGACCCCCAACCAAAGACGACGTAACATCAACAACCTCACGCCCCTCCAAACCAGAAATCGCAACCTCAGTACGCTCCACATTCATACCCAACAACTTAGCACGCCTATCCATAATACCCAACACAGTAGACACAGCCTTCTGATCAGGCTCCAACATAACCTCAGAACCATCATCCAACACCTCACGCCTAAACTGAGTCAAAGGCCACAACGACTTCTGCAACTCATCCAAACGCTCCAACTCCAAACGCAACACCTCAGGATACGACAACCAAGCCTCAGAATTCAACCTACCCAACTGACGCCGAGTAGCAGCAGCCACCGCAGCAGCCGTCATATTAAACCGCTTAGCAATATCCTGATTAGACAACCCAGACTTCTTCAACCCAAAAATACGAGAATCCCGCTCAGCCAAAAACTCCTTAGAAAGTTTATTAGAATCCATACCACGCCTCCACCACTATGATAGCACAACGATATACACAGACACTCAACTACGATTCAACTGCGACCAAATCTGAGCCAAAGTAAACTTCTCCGCACGCACACCCCTACGCTTAGCCTCAGCATCCAACTGCCTAGGAGTCAACCCAGCCCACACACCATGCTGATCCGAAGCAGGAAACGACAACGCATAATCCAAACACTCCTTACGCACAGGACACTGCCTACACAAACGACGAGCCTCACTAATATACGACAAATCCTTATGCTCCCGAGGGAACATCTTACCAGTCTTACCCCTACATAAAGCATCCTGAGACCAGTGATATTGGGTGGTTTCTGGTGGTGTATTTTGGGGTGTTTTGGGGGGTTTTGGTGGTTCGTGTTGTTGTATAGGTGTTCGGATGTTTTTGGTTATGTTTTGGAGTGGGTTTGTGTTTGGTTCCATTGTGGAGGGTCCTTCTAGTGTAAATGTGTGTTTTGATAGTTACTAGTAGGCCCCTTTAGGGGTATGTTACTGTTTGTTTACAGTTTTGTCAAGGGGTAGGTTGGGTGTGTGGGTGTTGTGTATACCGGTATATGGGTATATAGTGTTATGTGTGTACTATGGGGTTTAGGATACTTTTTGTATCGTGGTAGGATTAGCCGCCGCTTTATTCGGGTAGTGTACCCATTTCGCAGTCGATCAGTATTTCGATGACCTTTCGTAGTGCATTGTACCCTGCAAGTATGGTAACTGTCAAGAAAATAGCGGTTTTAGTCATTTGGGAGTTCTTTTGTCAGGGTGTGTGTATTGGGTCGGGGGTGCAGGCTTTGATGGCTGCTAGGACGACGAGTACGGTGATGGTTGTTCTCCATAGGCCGGTGATGAGCCGTTTTGTGAAGTCGTCGTTTAGGTTGGGGAATTGGCTCATTGGGAATCTGTTTTTTCGTCATTTGGAAGTTCGTTGCCGGTGTTTGGGCGTAGGTCTATACCGTATCGGATGTTGGCGAGCATGATCCAGACGGTTTTTGCTTCCTGTAGGTAGTGTCTAATTTTTGTCATTTGGGGTTCCTTTTGTAGATGATTTTATGTACTTTTTGACAATGATGGTTACTACTTTATAGATGGTGTAGCATCCTGCGAGTGCCCCTGTGAGCATCCATCCTATGACTGATGCGAGTAGTAGTTCATTCAGCATCTGCGTCTTCTAACCGTGTTGCTTTGGGGATGTACCGTTTTTGTTCTTCGCCGGGATCGGAGCACAGCCAGCATTGGGTGTCTGTCGATTCCCAGTATACGTCGCAGTGTTCACAATACATAGGGGGTAGCCATAATGGTTCCATTAACCCCAACCCTGAACCCAGTTCGTAGGGGTTTTTGTGAGGTTTCTGACGGGTACATCGTAGAAATGTTCGTTGTTTGATACGTATTTGTTGGGTACGTTTACGAGCGGTGAGTCCAGAACGGTCTGTGCTTTACAGTAAAACATGTGGGTCATATGCTCGTTGATCGAAAAGAAAAGCGTAGGTAAAGTATTGTTTAATAGTTTGGTCTTACGCTCAGGTACATGCAACGTCCTAAACGGGAACGCCTCAGACTTCCAATTCGTCCTAACCTCCACCTCAGCATACCCCACCAAAGTACCTTCCTTATAGATACATAGGTCTACAGCATACTGATCTAGGTTATCTTTGGCTACAAGATGAGGGTAGTTATCGTGGATATATTTCTTGACAATCTCCCTGCCCTCTGCATCATAGGTGTCATATAACTGCTTATCGAATTGCTTATAGGCGGTTTCGGTCATTTGGAAGTATCCTCCATCCAGATAATCCGGTTCTCACAGTCCGCAAGGAAGTAATGATCCGACTTGATGCGGGGAGATACACCAATCATAGCGTAAGTACTCTCGTAAGCAGCGACCCGACGCTCCTCCAACTGCCCCAATAAACCTAGACTATAGGATTCTTTCATCACAGTATCAGTGAGTTTATCCACAATCTTCACATACTGGATGTCAGTATCAACATACCAATGCTGTGTTCCCGCTGTAAATTCACAAATCATGACCAAAACCTAATCTTATTTTTCAATGTAGTTGCAATCCTATAGGGAATAACTTCCTGACTTGACGACCTGTTAGCAGGATGAGTCTTGTGCTTAAATATCTTTTTGTCTACGTGGTAGAATATTGCTGCCCCTACTGCGTTTGCTATAAGCGTTTGCCACAGCGCCCCACCGGGGATGACAACAATACACAATGCTAGCACAGGAGTGGATAATTGCCAACGAAAAGCATACTTTAAGAATCGTTTCATAGGTCACTGCTCTTTCCCTTCCAATGAATTCGCCATATTCAGCAGGTCAAGCAACCCGTCTTGGATATATGATGCTTCAACCAGATTCTTTTTAGACACACTCTGGAGCATCGACTCAATCTGTGTGATCATAGCATCAACCTGCGTAAACGTAACATCGGTTTCGGTCATAAGGTAGTTCTCTCTTTCAATCATTCCCTAGAAATCTAATCAACAGATAAATAGCAGGGATAGCCAAAATCGCAATAATATCTAGCATACCGAACGCAATCACTTGTAACCCTGCGCCTTACGGTTCGGCTTAAATCGGTCCCACCGGCGACTAATCTCAGTGTCTGCCGGAGAATCAAGCACCGTCACAGACTCAAAGTCTTCCCCAGTGATAGGCTTGTACACATCTTGATCAAATGTATAGCCCTCAAAGGCGGGCTTACCGTACCTAATCCAACTGCGCAACCTATGGACCTTGTTCATGTATATCATTCTCCTTCACTAGAGCGTACACTGTTATTTTACCATAAACTGTGGACTTAAGCCACTCGGAGCCGGATGTCAGAATCGAACTGACGACATCTTCATTACAAGTGAAGTACTCTACCAACTGAGTTAATCCGGCGAAGCGCCCCCGGCAGGAATCGAACCTGCAATCTACAGATTAGAAGTCTGCCGCCTTATCCGTTAGGCCACGAGGGCTAAACCAACTTACTTAAGAGGGTCAGTCACACGCTCAGGATCGCCACTGCTGACATCAAGCCGGTACTCATAAACGTTGTTATGCGGAAGAACACGAGTTTCCAAATCAAACCCACCAAACTTCTTCTTGCGCAAGTCACGCATACGTGCAGATGCTGAAGCCTCAGGAGCGTCCGCAAGGACACTAATATCACTCAAAGACAACCAAACCCCTTCAGCAAGTACGTCATATACACGCACCAACTGCTTCTTAAGGCGAGGGTCTTTACGTGCCCCTTCTTGGTCGCCGTTACCATCAAAAATACTTACCATAACTTCTCCTTTGTTATATATTTACTAAACTGGCAGGGGTAGTAGGAATCGAACCCACGCCAACGGGTTTGGAAGCCGTTGTTCTGCCACTAAACTATACCCCAGCGGCGGAACGAGAGGGATTTGAACCCCCGGACCCCGTAAGGTCTCTTGTTTTCAAGACAAGTGCATTAGGCCGCTCTGCCACCGTTCCAACACAGATTTTAGCACACTCCCCAACCACTGTCAAGCACAACCCGATCAACAGTAACAAAAGTCCACTGGTACCAGTCCTCCATCAAATCCAAAACCAAAACACCAAAATCTGAATCAAACATCTCAGCAGAACCATCCTCTAACCTACCGACGTTTCGCAGGCTCTTACCACCTGTGCCCACAACGAACTGTGTCATACCATCAATAGGCTCAAACCTTTCGTAGTGATGGTCGTGGCCCGACAGAACAATGTCTCCACCGGCATCTGAGATTGGTCCCCAGAGCCTCTGTATGGCCTTCTGAGAGCCGTGCACACCCGATGACCATCTGGGGCTGTGCCAATACGCTATGATGCATTCAGCGTCTGTAGAAGCCAAATCATTAGCAAGCCATTCGTCCTGCTCTGTAGACATATACTCGGAGTCTAGTGCGATAATATGCCAGTTATCTACGTCAATAGAGTAGTAGAAAGAATCTAAGTTAAAGTATTCTCTGATTCCATCACCCATCGAATAGTATTCATGGTTTCCGACCGCAGGGTAAGTTACGCCTTTAAAGCGCCCCCAACTAGAATCGTAGGTGGTCTCAAACTCAGAAAGAGCGCCCGACTCATACTGTAGGTCACCTAAAGCCAATACCATGTCAGGATCAAACCTAGACGCCAACAATGCGGTATCTTTATGAGCGCAAGTAGCAGTGGAATCAGCAGAACACACCATATCACCAACCGCAACAACAGTTTTATGTAGAATCACGGGAGGTAAAGTAGACGAAGTGGTCGTCGTTGTACTAGTAGTACTCGTCGTAGTCGAAGTGGAAGACGAAGTAGTGGTAGTCGGTGTGGTTGATTCAGGAACAGTGGGTGTACGCACGCTCGTGACCGGAGCAGTACACCCTAATAACAGAATCGAAAGTAGAAATGATTTTTTCGTCAGCATATCAATCCTCTGCTAAAAAAAAAGAAGGCTACCCGCCGAATCTTCCCAATCCAACGGGTAGCCCCTATCTTTCATATTTGTTTATGTTGCCCAATGCAACATAGGGGTCATCGGGTAGTGGAAACTACCTCACCCCAAGCCATGCCCTTGTTGGCACGGCTGTTAGCCTCCCGAACCCAAGCGGTAGCCGCAGGGTTAAGGAAACGCTCATACTTCCGGTTACCCTGAAGCGAACGAATCTCACGAGGCGAAAGACCAGCGGTATGCAAAGCATTGCCGATCAGACCACGAGGATGGCGATAAGTCACCATCTTCGATGAACGGTTACGGGCGGACGGAGCACGCTCCGCAACCTCGGTAGCCGCCTGAATAATTGCCTTCTTCGTAATCAACATAATCTCCTTTGTTTGTCGTTGACTGTGAGTATTATACTAGCCTCGGCGCAGTGTGTCAAGGCTAGACTCTAAAGAACGTCCACTCACCATTCTCATCGGTGTAGTAAACTCTCTTGATTCCATGCTCCCTAATCGCTTCCATGCAACGAGAGCAAGGCTTAGCAAGCGCCAAATTGCCGCCCCGAGTAACACGAGCAACAAACAACCTAGCACCCTGAGTATCACCAGCATTCCGCAAAGCATCCGCTTCGGCATGAATAGAGCAATGGAAATGCTTATCATCCTCTACAACGGAAGGATCGTTCTTCACACGATTAAAGCCCGTGGAAAGCACGGAACCGCCTCGCCATACAACAGAGCCTAGACGCCACTTATCGTGATCTGATTTTTCAGCGGTGTTGACAGCCAAAGCCATAGCAGTAGATGTCATCCAATACTCCTATTATCTGTATAGTTTTCTGGAAAAGGGTGAAGATCGCTCAACAGTACGGCACGTGTTCGCTTTCCGGGCACTTCCTCATGCTTAATATAGTTAGGTGTAGTTCCCAACTCCCATGCGTCGTCATACTTCATATGACCGATAATCTCAACTTGGGTTAGTTCTGCATCAGTCGTGCGGGCCGCAAACAAGTGCAGCCCCTGCCCAACCTGCCACTCCCTAACAGCGACATCATCTCTAGACCTAACGCACCGAACTTCAAAATTGGTTCCAACGTCAGCATGAGAGTTCTTATACTTGCTGTGACTACTTTTAGCCCACACGCTACCCGACCAGTATCTATTCGTGGCCTTAGCAACGGCTAGTTCGCAAACGCACGCTCTAGCCTGTGCGGTTCTGTCATCCTCCATACGCTTACGGTCGTAATGCGTACGGTCAGATGAATCCCAATTCGCTTCTTGACGACGAGCGGCCACATTCAAAGCGTGGACCCACTCCCAAGGCTCTAAGGAAACTATCATTCCCAGTCCCCGTCAGTGTTGAACAGCCACGTCATCAAAATAATAATACCGATAGCGCAACCAATTCCAAAAGCGTGCCAATAAGTCATACCGACATTATAGCACACCCACGCAGACAGGTCAACGCTAGTGCTTGTTCATTACCTCGTTAGCGTACTCAGCAAACTCTGAGGCATCATTCTTAAACCAGAATGGAAACACGGCGTGGATAAACAGCATAAAGCCGACGACAACAAACTCTAAAGCAAGTCCTGCGGCGAACATGAAATGGTCACCGTATGTCATCTTATTTAACTTCGGGTGATCCGAAAACTTTGCGCAAACTTTCTTCCACATTCTGGCCTCGCTCCTTCTTTAAAACCTCAGCCGGAGTTGCTACTTGCTTAGACAAATTTTCTACTGGGGGACGATCACCAAGCATTTCAGTCGGCAGATCATCCCACAGGTCAGGCATCAGGCTTCCTTAGTCATCACGTCGATGTATCCACCGAGTTCCTTTTCCAGCATGTCAAGTGGCCGTGCCCCCACCATACTGTACTCTGCCTTACCGTCAATAAACACCATCAACGTCGGGATGCTAGAAATATCAAATCGCTCCATGAGTAAGGGAGACTTATCGGCCTCAACCTTAATCACCTGAATGTCATCTGCGTACTTTGCAGCAAAGTCATCCAAAACTGGAGCCATTGCCTTACACGGGCCACACCAGTCAGCCCAAAAGTCTACAAGCACAGGCTTGGCAGATGTTGAAATCATGTGCTCAAACTGCTTTTCATCAACAGGTACAGCGTACCCCTCAGCCAGCACAACTCGTTTAGTGGGTTCATCGCTTCTCATTGCCATATACTAGCACATTTTACAGAGTAAAGCCATTGCATTAGCGGGCTTATTTGAGTAAAATATTTACATGTACGTGCAGGACAACTTCATCACAGACCTAAATCTAATAGAAGCCATAAAACAGGACGATACCTTTTTCCCTCCTACCATGGATACTTTTGAAGATCGTGGAAGTCTTGGAGACTATCGGGGACAGCAGTATCATAGTGAAGAGGCATCATGCTTCGCACCCTACATGTTCTGGGATGGTTGGTGGAACTCTCCTGCCGATACGCTCAAAAAGAAAGTCATTCAGGCTATATGGGAGCACCCTGACAAACGAGACTTTAATCTAGAAGATGTTATTGGATTTGAGTACTGGACACGAACTTTTGTTCCACCCCAGTATCTACCGCACCATGTGGACGAAGACACGTTTCAATATGCTTACGATAAAACATTTAATGCCCCCATCAGTGGGTGCATCTGGTACGGTTTTACTGAATCAGACGAAGGAGGGATGTTAGAAATCCATCGTCCCCGCATCGAAGGCTCTCCTCCAGAAGTATTAGAAACTGATCATGTTAGCACATATCTAAGCCCGCCTGATGAAAGGGAACGCATCGCATACAAGCCAAATAGATTAATTATTTTCGATGCTGGGCGCAGATTCCACGAGACAACAGTAGTTAAGTCGGGGACACGCCAAGTGATGGTGGTCAACGTATGGCATAAAGATAATCCACCAATGGCACTCAGCACAGGAGAGTTTTACAGTGAAAGTACATGAGTTACAAGATAACGTTCTTTATATAGAAAACGCCTTACCAAACGCAGCAGAATTCATTGATCAAATAAACGCACAAGATAGAAATCATGAACTTTTTCGTGTTATACCGCCGTGGGAAGAATGGTGGGACGGAGCGCCAGTTAAAGCAGGAGAGGGGTGGCAACAGATATTCTCTTACGAAGAAGGTCAGCGAAGAGGAGTCGCTAAACACTTTGACTGGGATATAACAGAAAATAATCAAAACGAAAATTGGCCTCGGATAACAGTCACGCCAGACTTCAGTAAAGCGCACAAACACGCAAACGAAATTATAAACTTAATCGAACCAGACTACATCAAAGCCTTACAGGTGTGGGCTGACCTTACCGGTAACACTATGCCAGAGTACATCACCAGAAACTACTGTCTTCGTAAATATCGTACAGGTGCCGCAATGGGAGCACACATTGATAGAAACACAGATAATCCTAACAACACAATGGATTGGACGGCTCTACTATACCTTAACGACGATTATCAAGGAGGGGAACTGTATTTCCCCGGAACAGATACATATCTATCCCCATCGGCAGGCAGTATCGTGTTCTTACCCTGTCTACTTGAACACGCCTGTTTAGAAATAACTGGCGGGCAAAAGTATTACATATTTACGTTTATGCACACCGATTACAACACAACAACAGCATTAGGCGAACCCTACCATGCTCTTAACGAAGCCATAACTAAATTTAGGAGTACACAGTGAACATTGAACACTTAGGGACAGGCATAGTTAAAATTTCAAACGGCGTAACAATTAATCCTGACATTTTTCCAGCCATTGAATCTCTACGGCAAGCAGCCCTAGACAACCACTACACCTACGTCCGTGACGACAAAGGTAAGATTCTACACGCCACCAACCTAAGCGGTCACCGGTTCACACCCGAAGAACTAGACGCAAACTGTGTGAGAATAAACAACTTTCATGAACTTGAAGAGGACTGGCAATCAGCCTACTTTAAAAACTTGGAGACTGAAATCTACGATGCCTTGCTCAAATATGCAACGCAGTTTCCCATGATTATACCTTGCTTATGGTGGAAAACAAAAGGACACGTGCTGTCATACAAGCCCGGATCAGCATTAGGGCTTCACGCAGACAACGACATCAACTATCAACCACACCATGAGCCTGATTACCAACTCGGCATCAAACACGTCCTAGCAGCAATTGCTTATCTCAACGACGACTATGAGGGAGGCGAAATTGTTTTCCCATACGCAGACGTAACCTACTCCCCCAAAGCCGGAGACGTTCTAATGTTTCCAGCAAACTTTATTTGTGCCCACGAAGTCAAGCCAATCACGGCAGGCAACAGATACGCCTACCTGTCATACTTTGGGCAAGGTTCCTCTGCGCCGGATTACGGGGTGACAATAATCGAAGATGACCACAACATCAACAGTGGTCAAGTGTGGATGCATAACCTATTCAAAGACTATGCCAACTACGTGAAATACAACGAACTTAGCGAAGACTTACTACTACCAATTCACAGAGCCTTTAACTCAACAGGCACACGAAAGGAAATAAATCATGCAGAAAATGCCTCTAGTTAATATCCCATACTTTTTTGGGCTAACAGAAGATGTTGACAATGAATTGATTGCACAACAAATCGAACAATATGGAGAACCCTGCGGAGACGAAACCCAGCCGTGGGACGACCAAGACATCCTGCTACCGGACTCTCCAGAAATCAACGAATTACTCACTAGGCTTACACGGCTAGTGCAATACGCCGCAGAAGATCAAACTCTAGTTTTAAAATCGCAGTGGGCACTAAACTTGCAAGAAGGGAAGAGTGTAGGCCCTCACTCGCACCACGCTAACTTTCACATCTACCCTGAGGACTACTGGTCAGCAGTGTATTACCCAATCGCAGATGAAGGCTCTGCCAAACTCATACTATCGGCAACTTGGTGCAACACCGTACATAAGAATATCCACATACAACCACAGTCAGGAATGTACGTTATATTTCCTTCGTATGTTATGCATTGGACAGAGCGCCAGCAGTCACCTGAAACTAGACTTGTAATTGGTGCTAACTTTGACCCCGCAGAGCCTAACATGACACCGAACGTAGACTTCTCAATCTATGATCGTCGTCCGCCCATCGACCCTTCCTGACTGTCTTTAATTAGATCAGGCATCCAAATTCTAGGGCCTTCCTGCCCAACAACTTCATTGTTGGTGGTATCAACACCGTAGCAGGCCATACTTAAAAATGCGACCCGCCTTCCAGATTCTACAGGATAGACTTCGTGACGGCCAACATAACTAGACGGGTATATGGCAACAGAGCCAGCCTCAGGAGCAAATGCTTGACCGGCATGAGGGAAGTTAATTTCGCCACCGGTATAATCGGTTCCACAGTTGTTTAGATAAAGATTTATACTGGTGCTATTGTGCATTGACACTTGGTTCGGTGGAGACTCGCCCCACTCAAAAGGAACCTGATCATCGCAATGAGGGCCTATGTTCTGCCCTGCATCATATACGGCAACGTGACCTTGTGGTCGCCACCAAGCAGTCGTGGCCGCATCGGGGAAAATCTTACAGTACTCAACAAGGGCACAGTACAACGCATCTTCGCATGAGTCAACAAAGTCTAAGTACTTCTGAGGCACTTCTTCATTACGGTTGCGTCCACGGGTATCTAGGAACCGTTGGGGTGCCATACCGATATCCTCAATACTAAACTTGAATCCTGTCTGATTAACAGCATGATCTTTTTCAAACTTGAAAGTTTGCTCAGATTGACCGGTCAACCAACCGCAGTATTCTGCAAAAAAGTCAGGATCAATGTCTAACACGTTACGACAAATAACTACCCCCATGCCAATATGTTCTGATGTAATCATTATCCCTCCGAATTAAGTAAAGTAGTACGATATTGCTCTGAGTTGTGGTCGTAGCCACGCTCATCTAAAAATGCCCGATAATCTTCTCGCAGTGTAGGCATCCACACGTTAGTGCTGACTTCTGCCCCTTCTGGATTCTGTAGCGGGTCAACAACGTCTTCTCTTACGGCAGGGTTGGGTGTGCCTTGAGAGTACCACCCCAAGTACGACATTCTCCTACCCTTTCCGACGGGACGAACTTCGTGGGCAGCAACGTAATTGGATGGGAAGAATATAATTGTTCCCGCTTCAGGAATAATCGGATCAATGTCTAAATAGTTGAAGTTGTGCGTACCTTCAGTAAAGTTTCTACCGTCTAGTTCGGCTTCTGATACCGATGAGTTTAGGTATGTCACGTTAGACACGACATTACGTAGGGCTAACTCTTGCGACGTGCGATGAACTCCGTATATATACTCAGCGCTAATATCTGAGTGTGATCCGAGGTATACTCCATCTCCGTAAGAAACGACGTGCCCTTTCACCTTCCACCACACACAGTTGTACGCCAAAGGATAACATGCAAAGTACTTTAATAGGCACGCATCTTTAGCAGCCTCTAGTTCGTTTAACAACTCACGAACATCTGCACTGGGGTTCAGGTGAAGTGACGATCCCCTACGGGGCATGGACTCATAGGTTTCTAATCCAAACAAATACCCACTCTTGTTCTCGTAGGCAATCTCACCGGTTTCAGGATCGGTAACTTCAGTGTACATGCTCGCATATTCTTCGTCTACTAAAACAGAAATTTCGTCATATACTTTATCCCAATCACAAGAAACAGCGTTACGGAAAATAACTACGCCACCGCCTAAATCTTCAGGCTCTGGGTCATTGTACTTGATAAACATACAGATATTTTACTGAAACAAATAATCGCTGTCAATGGAGGGGTGGCTACAGAAGTAACCTAAGAACTTTCGTTCTCCCGGCTTGAAACCGCCTGCAACAGCATGAGACATTACAAACAAATCACTTACGAGTAAATCGCCAACTTCCCAGTTCCATATTAACCTCTTCGATGAATTGTAAACTATCTCTATCTCAATCGTTGCTACGTGCTGATGGAACTGTTCATGCTCCGATATGGTAGGCTCACGCCCATCAAAAGAAACTAACTTAATATCTCCTTGGCATATCCGCAACACTTCAGAATCTTTAAAAGGATGCTTCTCTATTGCGTTTCTGTGGTTTACAGAAGTTAAGTTACCTTTTCTGTCAGTAATCTCAGAACTAGAAATTACTGACTTTCTCATAAAGTCTACAACCTCTATTGGTAAAAATTCTATTAACTTAGAATTATCTCTAAAGTAAGTCATACCAACGGTAGGTGAGCAATCAAACTTCAACATATTCCAAAACCCCGCTACCGTAGAGTTTTCCAGTGAAGAAAAAACATGCTCTAAGTGCCAGTTTACAGACAGGTCTTTCTCAGTATGCTCCTTATGTTTAAATGTGTGCGAGTGATCTTCCTCATACCGCCTTAGCAAACTTTCATCAAAATCAGCGTGTCTAGGCGTCCAACCTACGTAGTCACCAATAGCCAGAATAATATCTAACTGTTGTTCTTCCGTGGCGTGCAAACCACGTATACCGAAAACCCCATCGTGAAGAAACTTCCAAGCAAAGTATTCAGGGTCACGCATGATATCCGCATACGAGCAACGGACTACATCAATCATGATTCGATTGGTACACCGTCAGTTCCGCAGTTAGCCGAGTCATCTACCGTTTCAGCATCGTGAGTGGTACCGTACTGCGCTACACACCGACCCTGATAGACAGGATTGATGCCAATGTTCTGCTCTTCGCCAGTGGAGAATCGTGAATACTCTGACTTGCAATACTTTTCGTAGTCGTCGTAAATGTTGTTCATCCACATCGCAGGGCACCACTGATAACTGTCAGCAGGTTCAACAATGTTAATATTAGCCTCTTGGTGCGGGGAACCCTGACCAAAGAAAGACAGGTAACTATACCGCACACCGGCATCCATACGACTAACCTGATGTGAGGCCATGTAGTTCGTGGGGAAGAACACGATGTCGCCCTTCTTGGGCTTGTACTCAATGCCGAGGTGGAAGAACTCTAGAACGCCCCCTGTGAAGTTGGTGCCGTCTAACTCTTCCTCACTATCCACCGAGTCGTTTAGGTACACAAGACATCCGCAGGTCTGTCGTGCGGCCATCTGTCCACGAGGCATGTATCTGACCCCTTCAGTGACTTTATAGTTTGTATCATTGTCGCAGTGAGCGCCGAGGATTCCCTCGTCAGCGTAGCGAAGAATGTGTCCACGGTTCTTCCACCACACACATCCAACAATGAGAGGGAAGTAGTCAATGTAACGAATTAACGCCTTGTAAATAGTGTCTTCCATGTTGTGGAAGAACTCACGGGGAACGTCAGGCGTCTCTTCAGTAACAGGATGAAGCAGTCGTACAGGAGTTGCTGGAATATCTTCAGGGCGGTAACGGAATCCATCTTCATTGATTCCATACTTTTCACCATCCTCACCAACGATGTACTCCCACCTGTTTTGATGAGACACTTCAGACTGTGCGTCAATATACTTGAAAACTTCTTCGGTGTCACCCTTTACAGCGTTGCGGAAAACTAGTACGCCGCCTCCCAAGTCCTCTACTTCAAACTCGCCAATTTCCTTGACGGCATCGTCATCAATTGTAGGAGTGTCAGGGTGCGGGTCACCGCTACGCCAGTCTTCGGGCTGAATATTTTCGTCTGTCATTTTACTGCTTAACTAAGATTTGGAACCCAATAGCGTGGGGAATGTGATAACTTGTAATGTCTGTACGGTCGTCTAGCGCTTCGTACATGTCGTACAGCGGCTCAATGTAGTAGTCTGGTGAGTACAGACGCATCATCTCGTTAGCAGCAGAAATGTAAATCGCTCCACCTGAGTTAGTAACGTCAACAATTTTATCTACTAAACCAGAGTTGATAGTCAAGTCTGGGGAATGCATATGAACCAAATCAAACTGCGGCTCGGTCATGGCTTCTAGTTCTTCGACTTCAATCACAGTGTAGTCACCAGTAAATGGATACTCAGGGTGCGTCAAAACGTGTGCCTCAAAAGCCTGTAGACAATCGTTGTTAAGAAACGTAAGAGCAACACCCTTTCTGTTCAGGTCAGCCACAAAGTCAAAGTTCCTGTCCGGCGAAGCCACGAGAGCGGTAGTAGGCTTAACCAAATCGACAACCATCTGCGAATAGATTCCTGTAGAAATGTACACCATTTCCTTCCAGCCAGAAACCTTACCTGAAAGTAAATCCCAGACATGAAGGTAAAAATCGGTTCCAACCGCAATTGATCTACGATCAAGGCTACGAGAAGTCCAATCCGTGTTTACAGCACGAACAATGTCGTCGTAAACAGCAAAGAAGTTATAATCCAACGCTTGAGAAGAGTTTTTAGAAAACTCATACGTGAGGGCGTTTGCAATTAAAAACTTGTTACCTAAAATCTTATCCATTGACAATACTCCTTGCTAACTGAAAGCGGTGCCACAATCGCCGCACGTTAACCATCAGAAGCACATTAACTTCCTTTAACGCATCATTAGACGCCAAACTGCGACCTTCCTCCAAACGCAAGAACGGGAAAGTCGATTTGATCTGAGCAACAATATCATCAAACGATGAAGATGAAATATTGTCTGTTGCCATACCCAAAACATACATAACGGTAATTAATTCCCGTTCTACGTGAGCCAAGTCAGCAGCAGCATCGTATGCGGGTGTACTAGCATTTCCAGTTCTACTCATCAGCAAACTCATCCAAACTCTCAGCGGTCAAGGGCAGCGCAGTGCGTAACGGATCAGTGTCACCCGAATAGAAATGGCACAGGAACCCGTCGCCTGATGGAACATTCCACGCTGTCGTGGACGTATCAAACTTTACTGGCTCTTCAGCAACATGTGAAGCGTCAGTCGGTTCGGGGCCTTCGTCGGACTCGCCAAAAGCATTAATATCAACACCTCGGGCTTGTGCCTCAGTTTCCACGGCACCATCAGTTACGGTATACTTCTTCATGACTCTAATGCTTCTAAATTCTCTACCATAGTTAACAAAGACCGGTACGCAGGATAATCAGCGTCAGCCTCAGCAACCGGGATAACAAAACTTGAATCAAGAGTTGAAGTGTCTACATTCAACATCATCGCCATAGAGACAATATTCTGATTCAAAAAATCAATTGCCTTTTCCTTTGCCTTCTGGCGTTGTGCTTCTGAAACGGTTACAGCCATAAGTTCCTCACAATCGTGCTAAATCGTTCTCTGTATTCTTATATGATACACAATCTTTATATAGTTGTGCAAGTAGCGGGCGTGGTTGCTCCATCAGGCCATTCTCTGCCGCCCATAACCTGAAAGACATCGGCATTTCCGGCTCATCCGCATTAGCAATACATGTGCCTGTCTTAAAGTACTGTGCTATCTGCTGATCAGGTAAAGCCATTAAGTCTTTCACAACTTTATTAGAATCCGTCTCGTCTACGTGTAGGCCGAAATGAGTTAGGAGTCTGTCGGCAAGATGAGCAACTGGCTCATCATTATCCGCATGATACTTTGCCCACTGCCATTCTAGCATTAGTTTGAAAAACTCATGTAACGTCGGTGACCCAAAGTAGGGGTGGATTAAAGCGGTTCGTGCCAAAAGCCCATCTCCTGAAGCACTTACCTGTGTGTAAATAATGTACCCCAAGTCAGGCTCGTGAAACAAGGTAAGGTGCTTTACAATCATGCTAAGGAAGTCTTCAATATGCTCTAACACCATCGACTTATAGTCTTCACGACCATAAAGTTCATCCAATGTTTTAGAGAGGTGGGTGTCTGTTGCCGAACACAGTGGGTACATCCAATGGTCTTTATTATCTTCTTTTGGAACGGACGCCCAAAGCCTATAAACTTTTGCAAACCTATCAGTCGCACCATCATTAACAGTATTTAGCATAGACGGTAACGAATCAATTAGACCCTGAACATCGGCATAGTCGGCAGGATCAAAACCGGCATCACGAATAGATACGTCCAACAAGGGACGCAACTTACTTAACTTGTCTTCAAGGGCAATCTTCTGTACGCTGTTAGTTAGACGCATGGCAACACCTTCCTCCGATATTATTATACCGATTAATAGTCCAGTACTTCGTCAATGCACTCTCGTATTGTCCAACTTTCACCGGTAGTTAAAGGAACATCGTCTAGCGGGTCGCTCTGCCAATTAAACCGTGTAATCATCTGGCCATCACGACCAACAACAAACTTTTCCCAACTGTGAGAAATACGTGCAACCGCACCTCCAGCCTTATTCCAACCTTCAAAAGCAGCCTCGGAAGTATCGGCAGGAGAAGCATCCTTAACCCGAACCACGTTCCCAAGTAACGCCGAATAAACTAGGCTGGCTTCTTTACCATTTACGTCAATTTTTTCTGACATAGGGAAATTAACGAACGGATACGACTGTTTCATCCAAGCAGAGATTTCACTATTCTCAGACGGCTCCATTTTTCCAAACTGATTACACGGAAAAGCAACAACGCTAAAACCCCTGTCCTTAAACTCGTCATGCACTTGTTGCAATTGCCAGAACTGTCGGGTAGTGCGAGCAAACGACCAAAACGTACTACAGCGTGGAGTGTACCCTAACTTTGAAACTGTGTTGACCACGAGAGTAACCTTGCCTTCAAACTGCTGCAAGAAGTCTGGATCGCCATCAATTGAATTCATCTGAATGTCATAAATGCTCATTGCTCGCTCCAAGGATGTGGGTTGTCAGAAACCTTGCCCTCAACAGGGCACGAAAACATTTGCTTACCGGTATCTGGGTCAATTATCTCTACCGTCCCCGCCAGCATATCGGCAACTGGTGTGCACTGGATACGAACCATACAGTCGAACGGTACGTTAGAAAACGCAGAAAGAACATAAGTTTCGTTAATCCGATTATATTCGGTAAACTCTAAACCGCCCTTAAACATGTGGGCACTACCGCAGTTGTCCCCAGTAGGTAAATGTAACAAAAACTTTTCATGGCCTAGTGGGGTGTGTACGGTCATTGCATAAGCCAATTTGGAACCTCCGGTATTTCAGGGTCTTGTAAATCTACCAAACCGTCATGACGTGGGCCAATCCGATTGCCGTCAGCATCTAATCCGGTTCGGATTCCATTCATCCATGTCCACGGCTCATCTTGCATTTTTTGCATTTTTGCCTTGTTGTACTTCATCCGGTCTTCCATTAGTTGGGGCTTATCCCACAAGTTCTCAACCGTACACTCCATGTTAGGCATTAGGTTAGTGTCAAAAACAAAAAAGAATGCGAAAGGAGTTCCCTTCGGAAATACCACTTCTTTACCCACCTCTGTAATTTTCCACGCCATCTGAACTTCGTCAGGCCACCAGTCACTAGGAATAATGGCAGACAACGGGGTAGCCCCATCCACGAAGTAGTTAGGAGAGCCAGTCAGCCATGTGTGGTAACCTTCCTCGGTATTAAAAGCCCACCCTAACTGAAAGTCAACCATGCCTATTTTATTACAGTTGGCGACCATGCGGTGATCGTGCTCGGCTCCTTCAATTAATGTAGGCACAGTTTGACCGCCATCCCACTTAACGACAACATCACAAGGAAGTAAAACTTCCCAACCGTTAACATTGGCCATTGTAACCGGTAAACAGCGGTAAGCATGTTTATTGTAGGTGTCATCCATCCAGTCACGACGCAAATCAGATTGTTGAACGTGTGGAGAGGCTTGATGTGTTCTTACTAAAGTAAGTTTGCTCATGATTGTGTACCGTATTGATAGGTATAATTTGTGTTCCCTGCTTGCTGTTGGGCTTCCCAACTTGCTACAGCGTACTTATGAATTTCTTCATGAATAATTTTTCGTAAATGCTCTTCGTCAAAGCCCATTACCTGCTCTTGCCCACCGTCGGGAAATGAGGGTTTTGCGGGCTGTTCATTTGTTTGACCAAAGTCTCTTGAAAATCCTCCGTGCTTATGTGCATCATCGTTATAGTCAAACATGGTGACCGCTGAATACTTTACACCTTCCGTCACTGGAAGGGAAGCGTGGGCATATATGTACGTTGAGGGGAAGAATATAGAGTCCCCCGCCTCCGGCTTGTAAGTGATGTCTAGTAACGGAAAGTGTAACTCGCCACCCTCGTAGCCATCATTGAGATACACGATGTTAGACACAGTACAAATGTATGAGAAGCCGTGGTCAGTATGCACAGCAAAGTGCTCGCCCGGACCATACTTAACAAAGTTGATTGCTTCCATGTAACGCATAGTGATGTTGTACATGCTCTGATAATGCTTAAGACCGTCGTTAATCCTAGAAGATACATCTGTGTAAACTCCAACAACCTCAGAAAACTCTGAAGGAGTGTTAGGAATGTACTCTTCAGCCATCTTAAAGTCTACACAGTCTCGGTACTCGGGCATCTTGACACCTTCACCAACCAGTGAGTCGTGCCACTTAAAGTAATCATGCTCACTGTCGTCCAACGCTTTATGTAGGCGAGTAGGAACATAGTCTACCCCGTCTAAACAATTCTTATACACCACGATTCCCAAATGAGGATCGCCAATATACTCGTAGTTAAACTTTGATTCAGTGTTGTGATTACCGTAACTCATGTTGTTATCGTATCAAACGTAGCGGGTGGAGTCAAATCTTTCAAGTATATGCCAAAAGGTAGTTGTGTTGAGTCTCTCACCTGATTCAATTTTACCTACTTGATGCAGATAATTATCAGACGACGGGAACGCTACAAGGGTTCCGGCTTTTGGGAATATAAAAAGGTCTTGCTTTGCCATAAATAATTCCCCTCCAGTAAAGTCAACACCGTGGTTGTTAAAATACAGTAGCGTTGAAATGTCACGAGAAGGGTATCCTGAGTAAGTCTCTAGGTTGAGAGTCTTGTCTTCAAAGTTATCTGAATGTAATTGTAGTTCCCACCCCGGAAGCCCGCTAACCAGAGATGCAAGTTCTTCCTGACCTACAACACATGAGTAGTAATCTTCAATAAAGTTTTTAACACTCAGTTTTAAATCATCCATTAGGGGGCGCAAAACATCGCTCTCTCCCATTTGGATAAATTTATCATGCTCATGGCCAACTATATCGTAACGCTCTAACTCTGCAATTTCTTCAGTACACACTGACATTACATCAGGAGGTATGAAGTTAGGTACAACTACTACACCGTCTTTTTCTTTCATGACGTGGATTCTCGCAGATTTTCTACCACCGTATAAAACGAGGGTGTAGTCCATCTTTCGCCGCTGGTAATCGGGCGAACTCCGTGTAGATAGTTACGGTCTCCAACAAACATTAACGCTAATCCCGGCTTAGGGGTAATCTCAATATCGTGCTGTGGGAAATATAGTTCACCACCAGTAAAGTCATCGTTGTAGTAAAACAGTGAGTTTAAATCATATGTTGGAAATGGATTCGGACTACCATCGTTTAATTCTTTATCTGCGTGCGGCTGTTGCTCTATGCCTTCAAACCATCGCATTAAAACAGGGGCACGCCCATAGACTTTAACATTGAAAAACTTTTCAACCTCATGCGCCATTTTATCAATGTATTTCTCAATGATATTGTAAACTTCTGGATTTTTGCGGTCAATAATAGGGCCGCTACACATCCGGTCATTCCAATAT